TCTTGCGCTACGAAACCGCCACCGTCTGTTTGAATATCAATCGCAAGTTCAATATCAGAGCCATTGATATCGCCATTTGTTGTGTTTTGGCTAGTAAGCTGCGGGACTGAAATAGTTACGCGCACCGCATCCACATTAGGTGTTGTAATGTTACGAGTTACTGAACCAGCATGCGTTACTTCAACGCCAACTCCAACCTCTGACTCTGCTGTGCTAAATCCATCAATATATGTTTGATTTTGCGTGCCAGTACGACCAACTAATTTAACGTTGGTGAAATTATATGAGCCATCTAAGTTTTGGATTGGCGTGTCATCAAGATAGACAGATTTAAGGTCATTTACTAGACCTTCAATTTCGCCTTCGCTTACAAGGTCAATAAAGTTTGCATATTGAATTGAACGAAGCGAGTCTGGGGCTTCTTGCGCGACACGAGTTGAACCACCGCCACCGCCTTTGCCGCCACCGCCTTTTGCGCCACTAATTGCAATATTGCCTTTTTTAATATCTGTCATAATTGCGCCACACTCAATCCTGATGAAATAACTTGCGAGCCAACGCGCAGTCTGCCATAACAAATAGGAACTGGATTGCCTTGCCCTGTCGTATTAACCGCACCAGCATATGCGTATGATGGCAAGTTCTCTGGGCGTTCACCTGAATTCATTTTCATTTTAGGCGGTGAGAATAACATTTGCGAAACGCCACCTAATACCAAAGACCATCCAATAGAACTTGCAATTGATGAAAGGCTCGTGGATGCAAACAATCCTGATGTTGCAAAATAACTCGGCATATAAAACGAAGCCACAATAAGCGCAGCACCAAGCACCACTTTACCAAGACCGCCTGCGCCAACAATTACAGGCACAATTTTAATTACTTTAGATGCGCCAAGATGGATTTGACCAACGTCTGAACGATTTTCTTTGCCGACAATTATTTTATATAAGGCTTTGCCATCTTGAATGATGGATTGTTTGAAGTCTTTATAGTTAGCACAAAACGCACGAATAACCTCTGCTGGCGAGTTCGCGCTTATTTTATGTGTTGCACCAAATTTGTCGGCTAGATGCCCATATAATTTAACGGTCAGCATAATGATTTGTGTCTAACAATGTGTGTTGTTATCTTTTTCCAATAACCGCCATAAACATCGCGGCTTGAAGCCTTGCCCATTACATGATGCAAAATAATATTGTCGCCTAAGTAGATGGCGCAATGATTAGGTACTTGGCTGCCAACTTGCATAAGTATGATGTCATGCTTTTGCAAATCATCTACTTTCACAAATCCAGCTTTTTCGTAGTTTTCCAAGTAAAGATTGTCACCTTTTGCCCACCACTCGGAACGCCTATCAAAGTCCATTATATCTAATTTGAGTTCCTGCTTATAGTAATCAATCAGCAAAGCATAACAATCAGTAATCGCATGAACGAACTGGCGACCTATCAATGGTGCTTTATATCCCGTTGGTTCTGTATAAGTCCAAGTGTTTAACGGATAATTAACTATCAGGAACGGCAGTTTGTGGCGTTCTATTGAGATTAAATCCGCTTGGGATGGGTTAGGGTTAATGTTCACATGAGAATGCACCACGGCTAGCACAGTGCCTTTATCTGCGGCATCCGCAAACTCACTTGGGTCAATAATAAATTCGTTTGCGCTATCTGCAATATTTTCACATGGGATATATTGATATTTGCGCTTATGGCTAATGATTAGTCCGCACACCTCTTTTGCAGGCGAGCTGTTCACATGGTCATTGATTACACCTAATAACTTTTCAAAGTATTTCATCGGATTAACGTAATCGCAGGAAAGCCGCCAAACGGCAATGTTTGATTAGGAAAGCGCAATTTGCATGATGATACGCGCTTGCCACAGTCATCCTCTGACAAAACAGACGTAATCTGGTCATTTTTATTGGCTACTGCACCACCAGCATAGCTACACTCTGCGCTTCGATACTTCCAGACGCATACGTTTTGAATGCACTGGCGTTTTGGCAAATAACTATTCTCAAGGTCAAGTCCGCTTACCAATTCCCATTCGACATAAATCTTATTCTCGCTTGTCTTGCGGTCAATGTACCAAATCTCGTCATTCAATGCTGCATTCGGGTCTGCGGTAGGATTGACACCTCCAGTGAAATTAACAGCATCAAGATATTTCATGAATGTTCTACGTCTAATGACTTTAGCTTTCACTAAGTCGTTATTAGCGCGTGATAATGTACCTATGATGCCGTCAGCGTTGGCTATCTTAATCGTTGGTCGCGGCTGTTTGCCATTACCATTGCGTTCAAATCCTCCAGCCTCAATAGGATAACGAATATAAGCAATGCCATTAAAAACTACATTGTCGCCAAGTTCATTCACGCCATTGTGGAAATAATAATGCTCACTAATACCGATAGTCGTTAAATCGACTTCGAATAGTTCGACTATCTTTCCAGCGTAGGCTTGCTGAATGTCACTGGTAATCACTCAAACACCTCAACGAATTGCAGTGTCACTTGGTCAAACGCATCATTAACAGCGCGACTCCACTCACGGCACACCCAAAGACCAGCACTTCCGCGTGGCGGTGTCCAATTAAACGAAGTCACACCACCCTCATTTTCTAGGAATGAAATTACCGCAGCCATATCCGCGCCAGTTTTAGAAAATGTTAAATTCCATACCCTGCGAATATGATTGATGCCGTCAACAACACGTTGTTCATATCCATCGCCAAAAGTAGTTACCAGCACTCTCGGTTTAGTAACCTCTGACGCGCCATAAGTAGGATTGTAAGTAAATGTGTTAGGCATAGACACCACCTTGACGTTTTTGGTCAATCAATACCTTAACAACGGCAGCTTCGATTTGTTTAGCCATTTGTGTTGTATTCCCTTGCTCTTGACGTGCGCCACTATCGTTAATCGTGATTGATACATTATTGACTTGATTGCCAGAGTTCAATTTATTGTTAGGAATAATCGTGCCTGACGTGCTTGGCACAAACATTTCAGCACCGCGTTCGCCAACGATATAAGGCGTTCCTGCCGATACTGAACCGCCATCTGCTCTAAATCCGCCAAAGATATTATCAAAGATGCCAGAAAATGAATTCATAAGTGGCTCTGTGACCATTTTACGCGCCATCAATTTAATGATGTCCTGCGCGATACCTTTAAGCACGTCAGACAAGCCTTTACCAGCTACGATTGCATCCTCAAATGCGCTTGTAAACGTCAAACCTAGCTCTTTGACCAAGTCGCGTGTTGCGCTTGTTTGCTGTTTCGCAATTTCATAGCGTTTATTTTCGGCTTCGATAGCTAGGTCGATTTCCTCTTGAGTCCAATCCTTGTTCAAAGCATATTGCTCGACACGACGGTTATGCTCAATCTCAATCTGTTTTCTAGCGCGTTCTTTGTCATTAGTGATAATAGCGGTATTTAAATCCTCCGTTTCGCGCATCACTTTGTTATATTCATCCTCGAAGGTTTTGCTACGCGCTGCCGCAGCATCGTCATATTCTTGCGTTGCTGCCATGACTTCATTAGTTTGCTTAATAGAGTCAGCCATATCTTGATTTGCACGCGCCAAGTCGATTTGGTCTTGCGCCATTTGACGCATTGCTGGCGATAATTGCACCATCAAATCTAAGCGTTCTTGCATGACTGTCACATTGTCTTTTTCGCTTTGATTTAACGTAAAAATAGCTGTTAAGTCAGACGTATATGATGCCAATTCCTTACGCAGTTCAGTTAGTCGTTCCTGCGCGGCAATTTGTGACAATGTTGAACGCACAGTCGATAATTGCGTACCATCGAATTTAAGCAATGACGCTTCATACTCAAGCGTAGATGATTTAGCGTCATCAAATGTCGCTGCTTGTTTGCGTATTTTTTCAATGAAGTTTTCAGCAGCTTTCGCATCTTCTGGTGAAACAACTGCCACTGGTTTCAGGTTTTCACCAGCTTTCGAGATTTCGTTTACTTTGTCGTTAAACTCCGCAAGTTTTCCTGTCGCGCCAACGATAATTTGACGTTGCTCTGTAATCTTGTCTGTAATGTTTTGCATTGCAGCAGCGTAGGCAGGATGGTCAGAGATTGCTTTACGTTTGCCCTCTAAACGTTCGAGTTCTTTGTATGCGCCAGCTAATACCTTTGTTTGCTCAACAATTTTCGCGTTAATGTCGTCATATTGTGCAGAGATGCTAGTTTTTTTTACTTCCTCTGTCATTTGCTTATATTTGTTCAGCGCATCATCAACGCCTTTTGTTGCGTCTTTCCCAAAAGACAAGAAAGCTAGCCCAGCAGCAGCAAGCGCAGCAACAAGACCAACTGGGCCAGATAACACGGTGATAATCGAGCCAATGCCAGTAGCAACTGAAGCAATACCTCTAAGAATGCTTGCAGAATAGATACCAGCAAGCGCAACGGCAAGACCGCCAAGCAACGGCACAACAATATTAAGATTGTCTGAAATGAGTTTTAGACCGCTTGCAATTGCTTTTGATGCTCCAGTGGCTTTGTCGAATTCACCAATCGCAATAGTGAGTTCGTTTTTTAAATTCTGATATTCGCCAGAGATAGTTTTAATCTCGCCAGCTTGTGCGCGTAATGAAGCGACAAGTGCAGGATTTTTGAACGCATTAGCCATGACATCTGCGGTAAGTTTACCGTCAGCAGCCATTTGTTTTAATTGCCCAACAGGAACGCCAATGCTATCTGCAAGCGCACGCATTAACACAGGCGCATTTTCAGCCATTGACCTAAATTCGTCACCTGATAGCTTGCCAGCCGCAAACGCTTGAGAAAGTTGCAACATCGCGTTAGATGCTTCGATTGCTGACGCGCCAGATACTTTCAAGCCAAGCGCGACTGTTTCAGTAACGTTCGAGATTTGCGTTTGTGATGCGCCTAAATCAGACAATGAACGCGCAAGGCGTGAATAAGTATTGCCGACCGCGCCAATATCAGCCTGCGCTGATTTAGCAATAGCGATTGAGTTTTCGTAAGCGTCAGTGAATTCGCGCTGACTATTTGTGGCAAGTTTTAACTGCGCTGTGAATTTTGTATAGTCATCGACAGTGCGACCAAGTGCGCCAATGCCAGCAATACCAGCGTATGCGCCAACCAAGCCTTTAAGCTGTGATGCAAGCGTTGATGATGTTTTTCCTAGTTTTTCTGTTTTGGTGGATGATTTGTCAATATCGTCAGCCATCTTTGATGATGCTTTACCAACATCATTCATAGCTTTAGATAAGCCTTTTAATGGCGATGTATCAATGCTTATTCCAAGCCCTAGAATATCAATCGCCATATTTATTCATCCTTTTCAGTAATCACCACTCTGTCGAGCAATTTTATCAAATCTACTTCCCATTGTCGCATTTTAATATCATACAACAGGCAAAATGACAAAATCTCTTGATGCGTTATTGGTGAAAGTGAAACGCCAGATTGTCGCGTATTATTTAATTTTACGAACCAATCCCAAACATAAAAAAGGCTCTTAGGCATTTCAGGAATACCCCATTCGCTTTCAGGTATTCCTGCCGATATGTAATGCTCTCGGATTGTATGCTTTTTGTCTTTGGATAGTTTGTTTAGTGCAAATTCAGCCTTGCAATAAGCGATTAACGCATCTACAAGGCTTTCGTGAAATTTGCTGCGTTATCACTTTCCTCAATGATGGCATCAACCCAGTGTGGATTGTTAGCCAATACTTGCTGCAATAATTCTTTTGAAAATTCTTGTTTGACGTTTTTCCATCCGATTACACGCACCATTGCGCCTTGCACATTCTGCTCGCGCAATTCGTCAATTGTTTTTTCTGGCGGTTCTTTGCCCTTGCGTTTGGCAAGATTAAGTTCCGTTTGATATTCAGAGAAAACTTTTTTAGACCATTTTTGTACTGCGTCAGAATATCGACCAATGATGATAAAGATAACGCCTGTTTCAGAGCCGTCAGTGGCTTTCATGTTCATCTCGAAGCCTTGTTCGGACTCCGCGATAGCGTTAAATGCGGTAATGTCTAGCGTCTTTGTCATAGTTCAGCCCTTTATATGCCCTATAAGGTAGTCATGGCAGGAACGAGGGCGGGCGTTCTTTTCGCAATGCTAGCCATGACTATTCTGTTACACGATAGTTGTATCCTGAATTTGAATAGTTGTTGCTTCAACGCCAGTTGTTGAGCCTGTATATTCAAGCGCAGTGCCGTTGAAACTCAAAATCACGACCTTTTCACCATCGTCTGTAGATGCGCTGCCAATCTTAACGCGTGGCATGTGAACTACAAAAGCATTTGTATTGTCAGCACTCATTAAAACGTAAGTGATGCTAATTTCAGTTTCAGCATCAAAATAGTTCAATACAGTGTTGTCCTCAAAGATTGCAGAGCCGTCAATCGTCACAGCAACCTTGCCGCGTGATTTAGCACCAATTGAGTTAGAGCCAATCACAGCTTCTTGAGCAATGTTATTCGCTACGTTGATGTTTAGACCTGTTACCACACCGTTTGCAACTCCATTGATAAACAAGAAGCCGTCAGGTGCAGAATAAATGCCTTCGCCAGTGATAGCAGTAGGACTTGTGAAGTATTGCGATGTTGTCGCTTCTTCCGCGTCTTTACCCATAAAGCCAAAGTCGATTGTTGCCATTGAGTTAGGTTGCAAAGCAACACTCATTGTGTCCACTTGCTCGCCCAAGAATGTGCGGCTGATAGTTGTATCAGCGTACCATTCCTCAAATGTAAAACTATCGTCTGTATGACCAGTTGTAGGAACGTATGTCTTTTTGCCTTTAACAGCAACCGTCACTGTATCGCCAGCAGCTTCAACAGTACGAGTTTGACCAGCAAGCGCAGCAACAGTTAATGTGCTAGCAGCAACAGTTTTCACTAGGAATAAGCCGTTATTGCCTGCGTCTGTAAATCCTGTCACGTTTACCACGTCACCAACCTTGAAGCCGTCAGTTACGAATGAACCGCTAGAACGCGTGATTGTTGTTGCTGTAGAAGCCAACACAATGATTGCGCCAGTAGTTGCACCAGCAGCGAAGTCTTTGCGCAATGCAGCAGCAATGAAGTCAGAATATGCACTACCTGATAATTCACCGCTAATTGCACCGCTTGAACGACGTGTGCCATGACGCATATCGCGCACTTGTTGTGTAGTTAGAATTTCATTTGAAGCGTAAGTGTCTTTTTCCAATTGGAATGAGCCAGTAACACGACGTAATGCTTGACCGCCTGTTGATGCTGGTTTTGTACCCCAAGACGCTTCTTTCTTGTAGGTAATGACCTTGTTAATACCTTGTGATGATGCCATTTTATCTGTCCTTTTTAAAAATCCATTAAGGGATAATCTCTGAATAATATTCTATCGTGATTGGCACGATATATCTATCGTCAAGTTGCGTAGCCAAACCGATTGTTGGAGTACGTGGAATAACAACTGTCTGACCAGATTCAATCATGCTCAAACCTCTAGGGAATAATGTTTTAATTGCCTCTGCGCGCGTTTGTGCAGCAGCCCTGCCGTCATTAAGTGGGTAAAACAGCACGACCTCGAAAAAACCAACTTCCCTGTAGTATCCATCACCTAGAGTTGGATTTTCAGGCGATGCTGGCAACAACCTTACACGCTGATAAGGTGTTCCTGTCACTGGCGTAAAAGGCACGTTCTCATAAGCAGTGGAAAGTGGACTTGCAATAGTCGCTAACTTTTTTTCAAAAGCTGCACTTATTTTCAAGATACTCATTTGACTGCCTTTCTACCAATATTCTCAAGATTGCTTGCAATTTCCTTGTAAGTAATCCTGACAAATCCATGCGGTGCTTGTTTTGAAAAGCCATTGACTGTCTTTTCGCCTTCACCATAAAGCCCATATTCCAATTTGTGAACGTAGGGCAAATTATTCGTGATTAAAATCCTGTCGCCTAGTTTAAATTCAGATAAAGCACTTAACGCTTTCGCTGGACTTGGTTCGCTTCCAAGTGCGCCATTGTCGGCAGGATATTCTGCGATGTCAGCATTATTGACGCCAACATTCCAATTGCCACGCAGTCTGCCACTATCAACAGGGCTTTTCTTAACTACTCGACTATATGTTTCAAGCGCAATTTTACGCGCAACCGCTTCGGCATTTGCGCCAGCTTTGCTTAATAAGCCGTTCAAATTAAGCCTAAACGTATTTGTTTGCGTTTTAATCATTTTCTGATTTGCAATTCATAAAGCACATTAACGCCAGCAGGCTCAAGTGGTTTTACAGCAATGATGTTAAACGTCATGCCCGCAATAGTAATCTTGTCTGTTGTCTTTGGCTCTGTGCTGATTTGAATGAATACTTGCCTATCGCCTTGTTGGATAAGACTATCAGCTACGCTTGCGCTGCCGTCACCATAAGGCAATACAACGCCATAGTCTGTATATGTTGCTTGCGTATTAACTATCGTTCCTGTTGCTGGGTCATAAGTGCCTGCGACATCACGAGTAATCGTCATCAATTGACCGAAACTCTTTAATAGACTCCGAGCCGTTGATTTAAGTTTGTCGTAGTTCACACACGGCTCACTGGTCGCTGAATGCCGTCACCACTTAGGAATGGCGCAAGCATGTTGTCGATGATGCGATATTTTTTGTAAGGCTGGCTGTTTGTATCGTATTCAACCTCAAGCACACCAACTTTCTCGCGTTTAGTGACACGTTCTAAGTCAGGCGCAAGCGTTTCGGTATTGGCTTTTAAAGCGAGTTCAGCGCAAGCGTTTTTAACTTCGCTAGGCACTGCGTCATTTGGATAATAACTAAACTGATTGAGATAAGTGAAGTCACGTCTAGGCACTTCATCACGAGGGAAGCTCAATGCTTGAGCTTCTGTGTGGCGATATCCAATCCAGCGCATACGATAAACTTGTTCAAGGTAATCAGTTGCTCTGCGTAGGCACTGCTCTTTAACGGTGTCCGTTAAACTCGCCCAAGAAGTATTCCCACGATTGGAGTGGTATGTATTGGCGTCTGCAACGCTAATAAAACTCTCTGCGTCTGCTAGACCTGTTCCGTTTTCAACAATTAGCGTCATATTATTCCCCAATGCACCCAGCAGAAAGCCCCGCTAAGGGACTTTCTACTTTTTGCACTAAGCCTCTGTCCAGCCGTAGCCTTTGTAATGCTCGACTTCACTTGCAGCGACATCTGCTTCGTGTGGTTCAGGATATTCTGACGCACTACGAACCATTTTCACTACGCCTTCAGCCTTTGCTTCTACTTGCTCGACTTCCGCAGTTTCAGCTTGCTCTGCCTCTGCTGTTTCCACAGTTTCGGTTTCGATTGCTTCTACTTGCTCGACTTTATCTGATTTACCCATTTATTTGCCCCTTAATATGGCGGGGTTTCCCCCGCCTTTGGTTTAGCCTAACAACACTGCTGCAAATTCTGGTTTCCATAGTTTAGTACCCCATGCTGCGGATACGTTAAACATTGCTTTTTGGAAGCCTTTATATGCACGCACTTCAAACACAAGACCTGAATATGGGTCTTGGATTGTCATTGCATCTACTGCTGCATCGCCACCTGCTGGCATCGCTGGTGCGCGGATTGCCAATTCCAAAGCATTGCGATGGAATACAACGTTACGAGTAGAAGCTGCTGTCACTGTTACTGCAACATTGTCAGCAAGAGTTTGACGCAAGCCAGGTGCAGCCAATACTACGTTACCGCCTGTCAATGCAGTAGCAACAACGTATTTGTTAGTGTCACCAGCAAAAGTGATGATGTCACCAGCCAAGATAGTGCCTGAACCAGTATCAAGCGCGATTGTAGTTGCGCCAACAGCGTAACCAGAAGCGTTGTTCACTTGATAGCTTGCACCTGTACCAACAGCAGGCAATTGAATGCCAGCAGACTCTTTAAGCATAATGCCTTGCAAGTCTAGCAATACGCCATTACGCAATAGTTGGCCTGAGCCATTTTCGTTTGCTTTTTGCAATTGAGCCAAGTTACGCAATTTAGTGCCAGCAGCAGTGTTCAATACCATTGTCACATCTGTCATTGGTGCGCCATTGTCAACCAAGATTTTACGCAATTCAGCAACATCGTTGAAGTTTGATGCAAATGGAGTAGTGCCAGCAGTACCATAAGCACGAGAAGCACCTACATAAGCAGCAGTTGCTAAGTCCACTTCGATTTCGTTAGCCAATGTACGCATCGCTTGACGGATTTGGTCGCCATAAATAGTTTCAAAACCTGCGCCATTGTTTACATGACGGATGTCCTCACCTGTCCATGGGATTTGAACGCCACGAGATTTAGTGATTGACAATGTTTTACTGTCAACAGTTTGGTCTGTACCTTCTGGGATAGTCATAGAAGGTGCGTTATCAACTGCTGTAGCTGCACGTGTGAAGTGTGAACGTACCACATCATTCAATGCTACACGGTCGCTTGCATCGCCATTGATAGTTGCGCTTGAAATAACGCCTGTAAGTTCACGACCTACAACGTCGGCTGCTTTGTATAAGTCCGCAGCTAGATTGGTTAAAATATTAGCCATTTTAGTTTTCCTTTAAAGTTAATCAGTTACTTTAAAGCCCTCTTTTGCTAAGTTAGCGCGTTCCGCGTGAGATTTACTATCCCAATCGGCACGACTAATGACTTTGCTTTGAGAGCCTTTATCACCACCACTTGCGCCACCGCCACTATTGCTGTCAGGTGTTACGAAGTGCTTTCCACTATCACTTGCAACCCATTCTTTAATATAGTCGCCTAACGCTTTATCGCCAACAACAGCTTGATATTGTCCGTTATCGCTCTTAATCACTGCCTGTTTTCCAAGTAGTGCTTTTGCGGCATCCATTAGTTCGGGCTTAACTTTAGACTTCACGAGTGCGTCTGTTAGACCAGCATCCAACAAATGAGTTGTTAATGCGCCATCTTTCTCTTTAATAAGATTAGCTAATTTCTCTAACTCTTTCTTGCTTGCCTTACCTTCGTTTTCCAACTTGCTAGTTAATTCTGCGACTTGAGCTTGCAGGTTTGCATGTTCCTCTGGGTCAATTTCAGCACCTTTAGCCTTTGCTTTTAACTTAACTAAATCGCTTTTAAGCCCATTAACACTAGCTTCCAAAGACTCATTCTTGCCTAGAATTTCATCTAGCTTGTCTTGCGTTAAATCCTCTAATTTCATTTTTTGCCCCTTTCAGCACGGCTGATAAGTTTAGGTCACTGACCTCACTACTATGTGGCACTGCCACGAAAACAGAATATGCGGCACAGCCGCTAATTCCACTAAAAACAATTATATGCCATATTTAATCATTGTTCAAAGTGATGTCATTTAATTTAGAAAGTTCATCAAGCGTGTAAACATGACCGCTTGGCGATACAAATTTATCTAATGTTAATTGACCGCTTCTAAACAATTCTGCTTTTTGCTTTCCAAGCACTTTGTCTTGTCGTGCTGCTGATTGATTTTTAAGCCAGTCTTGATATGTGACCTTTTCAGGCACTTGCCCATCCATGCTGGCGCGTGTGCTTGCATCAAACTCGTTGATATCTAGTCCAAGTTCTTTAAATGACTTCATCACTGGCGTGTATCTGCTTCGGCAACGATAATGCGCTGGGATTGCAGGCTTTGCTTGTCCAATGCGATAGAAGTTCCCGTCACGACTAGCACACAGCTCTGTTGTCCTAGTGTCCAACGTTGCTGTATAACGATAGCCTTTGATAATGTCATCGTTTGCTTCGTAGAGTGACTCTTGTGCGAAGTTCTGAAAATGACCAACGGCAGTCAATACAACCGAGTCCGCATTCCTGCGTGTGATTGCAAGCATTCCGTCTTTATAGTCTAGTTCGCGTGAGCCACGAATAACCTTAACGATTTCATTTGTCGTTTTGCCCTCAATCACGCCCATTCTTACGGCATCGTTAATCATGGTTTGCTTTTGTTGGCTTAACTTGCTAAAGAATTCTCCAAGTAATTGACCTTGAAACGGTTGCGCCATTCCTGCTGCAAATACCTGTTCAGGCGATATTACTTTCACTTGTACGGGCGCGACTTTCTCAATCATGTTCTTTTGATAACTTAACTCTTGCTTAGTGAATGCCTTAAGTTCAGTTTCAATTGTATTTTGCGCTGCGCTGTAAGCAGTATTATTAGTATTGAATACAGTCTGCAATAACTTGTCCAGCTTCTTAACATTGATTTCACCTGCTGGAAGTTCGTCTAGGATGCGTCTTAATTTTTCAAAGAGTGATATATCACTTTTATTGAGAATATTGATTACTTTTTTGGATAAAGCATTGCCATAGCCCAAAACATCAATTTCGTGCGCTACTTGTTTGTTTAGAAGTTGCTCATTGACGGATGCCAATTAACTCAAAGCCTCTGTCGTTAATACATAAGCATTAGTGCCGTCATCATAATACTGAATAAGATACGTTCCTGCTGCTGAAACATCATAAACAAAAAGCACGTCGCTTTTAGTAGTTGCCGCTTTAGTGATTGCGTATCCGCCAGCGTTAATCAGCAAAATAAATCCGCTTTGACCAGCAACATGATTTGTAAATGTTAATGCACCGCCAGCAGACAATGTGCATTTAAAGTTATTAGATTGAGATAAGTCAAATGTAAGGCTGGTTTGCTCTGTTATAGCAAATTGAGTTGCCGCAAGCGAATCCCCAGCCTGCAATTCCTGTACGCTTGTTGCATTTAAAACTAATGGATAACGCTTTGCCATTTCAAATCCTTACACAATCGCCACGTTAATTGTTGAGCCACTTCTATTCAAAATAGCCAGATACCCTAAAGCCACGTTGACCGATGTAACTGTAGTGTTTCTAATCATAATAGGCAGCGTCTTTGCCACCGATGTGATAAATCCACTGTCATTTGTTAGGTCGCTAGTCTTTGTCGGAATAGTTGGCTTACCAATCAAATCAGAATATGCGCCTGTAGTCGCCACTGTCGCAAATGATGGTTTACCAGTGATTATACTCCACGAAACGCTTGTTAAATAACCAGCACTTGCATGATTCCCCCATGAATAGGCAGCATCCCAATTACCAATCTTTGTCAAAGTGACACCATAAGCAGCATGAGCAACAAATACAGGGTCAGTTTCAGTATATCCAGTAATGAACCCGCTATCGTTAGTTAAATCGCTTGTTTTAGATGGAATTGTTGGCGTTCCTGACAAATCAGCATATGCGCCACTTGTTGCCACCGTTGCAAATGTAGGTTTACCAGAGATAATTGACCATGAAACAGATGTTAAGTATCCAGCAAGCGCATGATTGCCCCATCCGAAGGCGGTGTCCCAGTTTCCGATTTTGGTCAGCGTTACACCATAAGCAGCGTGCGCTGTAAAAACTGGGTCTGTTTCGGTGCTAATGTAGCCTGCTGGATTAGTTGCATTATATGGCATGAAACCGAGTGCGCCAGTGACCATTGCGCCACTAATACTGGTCAAATATCCTGCGCTGGCATGATTACCCCAAGAGTACGCTGTATCCCATTGTGCTTGCTTCGTATTAGTTGGCAGTGAATATCCAGTAGCAAACGAAAGCGCAAGCGTGCCTGTCGATGTGATTGGACTGCCAGCAACCTCAAAGCCAAGTGGCGCAGACAATGCCACGCTTGTGACAGAACCTGAACTGCCACCGCCAGCCTTGTTTTTCCAAAGACCTGTCGCTGCATCATATCTAAGTGAGTCATCATTCGCTAACGTTGCTGGATTGATGCTTACGTTATGAAGTTCCTCGAGTTCATAACCGTTTTGGATATTGACCTCAATTGAACCTTGATTTTGATGGCTGCGAGTTACGATGCCGACATAAACTAAATGCGCAGGCGCGTATTGTTTAACATCAGTAAATGTTCCAGCCGTTGTCGCGCTTAAATATAATTGTGCGCCATTAGCAAATGCAGACGTGTTAATCCCAACAATCGAACCGAATACAGTCACATATCCATTTTGATTTGTAAGAATGTCGTTAGTGATAATACCGAGTGTCTGTGCCGATGTTGCATCACCTGTGGCAATTGCTTTAGTGACAGTGGCTTTATTGCCAGATGCGCCATTGATATAAACGACTGTGCCTTTAACGAGTGTTGCGCCTGTTTCATTGCGTACTTGTTTGACGATATTAGATGCTGGCGATTCTTGCGATACAGTTAAATCTACATTTTGCCCGTTTTGGGTAACGACAATCGAGCTGTCACTTGATGTAATAACTTGCAGTCCACTTGCGCCACCTAAAAAACGACCAATACCATCACGACCTTGTAAGTCAACAAACTTTCCCCATTTTCCATCTGGCAATTCAAAGCGAATGCTGGTGCCTTTCCATTCGTGATTTGGCTTATCACCTTTATCACCTTTAATGGTTAGTCCATCTGCACCATTGCGACCATCTTTTCCGTTGATGCCGTCACGACCATCTTTGCCGTCTTTTCCGTCTTTGCCAGCATCACCTTTATCGCCATTGTCGCCTTTTAAGCCGTTTTTGCCAGCTTCGCCACGTTCGCCTTTGTCGCCTTTTAGACCAATATCGCCTTTAATCCCACGTTCACCTTGCTCGCCTTTTTCCCCACGTTCGCCTTTATCTCCCTTGTCACCTTTCTCACCGCGTTCGCCATTGTCGCCTTTTTGTGGCGTAATAGCCTCTAGCGCATCGAAGCGGTCTTTAAGTTTGGCAAGTGCCTCTGTTAATAAGGCGATAAGTTCGTTCATAGACCTAAACGCTGTCTAAGTTGTGATAACACTCCGCCCGTGTCAGGTTCGTCAGGTTCAGCAACGCCACCGATAGATGTTTCGGTATCTGTTTCGATGCCAGTTAGATATTCGTCATAAGTAACCTCATTACGGATTACTTCTCCTCGTTTCAATGCGTGGAATAGTTCCTCTTGTGGAATACCGCCAGCCTGCCATGCTTTCATGAGTGAGTCGAGTTGCTGTGCATTCATTGGCACTGGCAAGAAGTCTTTGTTGAAGTCGATTTCAACATCGCCTGTCACGTTTTGCCAATCACCCATAAACGTAATGATTTGCTCAAAGTTCTCTGACGCAAGTTCTACGATGGCAGACAATACGCTGTTCTCGCCACTGTGACGGATAAGCAAAGCACCCTCTGATTCAACGCCTGATTTTTCAGGTGCGAGAATACGAGAGCCAAGCGCAGCCATCTGTGATTGTTTTTCTTTTAGATTGTCTTTAAGTGAAGTTAGACCTTGCCCAGTAAATTCTAAGAAGCCCCATTTAGCCGTAGCGTCAGGTGTTACAAGCGCAGTCGTTGAGCCTAGTGATATCTTTGCACCTTCGTCAAACATGAAACCAGCTAAGATAGGTGTAGGCAAGCCAGCAAAGTGACAGCCGCGTTCATAGTCAGCACTAATACGATAGTGCGCTAAGTTCATATCTGCTAGGTCTAGGATTGGCGGGTCTTGTAAATTAAGTGAATTCTCTTTTGCACCAAAAGCCCAGAATGGAATAAACGGAATAGGGATGCCACGCATAAGCGGAATGATATCGCTACCAAACTGAACCCAATCTCCTTTAGAGTTCTTGCGATAGATGCGCTGCACATAATATCCGCCAACCAACAATAAAGCGCGGACTTGCTCTTTAGTTTCAAATTCAAACTCATTCTTTTGGATTTCGTAGGTTTCTGCAAGTTTAATCATCACTGGTTGCATGACGTTATTCACTCGTTCAACACGCCAATCGAGAATAGACTCGGCAGGATAATATGTCGTGTAAGGGCGCAGGTTCATACGCACTACATCTGCTTGACTTGCTGGGGCTTCATTAACTTGTGGATATTCCACTAAGATACCAGCACGACCTACCTGAATGACATCGCCAATAGTTCGCATCGCTACCATGTCGAGTGAATTGCCAGCCATATCAATATCGTCAATCAATGGTTCAAGCGCGGATGGATAATTCTTTTTCATCTCTTTGCGGAATACCATGCCGACTAATCCGTCAAGCGTTCTACCTGTGGCATTAAAATATGTGGCGCGTAGTTTATAGGAACTGTAATCGTTATCGGTCTGGTCTGTTAAACGTGGCAGGAATTTCTCGCCAGCTTTATGAACGGCAGTTTGTCCCTCAACAGCGCAGCGTGTCTTAAACCACTTTTCAGCAAACGCTGCATAATCATTATGTTTATTGTCGTTCATATACCAGCCATCCTTACATGTTGAATATTACGGCTTCTAATAGGGTAACGATACGCTATACAGTAGCCTGTTGCATCTAAAACGTGGTCAAATCCGCCTGTCTTATCAGGCTCACCATTCTTGTCATAGGCTTGCCGTTCTAATGACTCCACTAATTCAGGGCAAGTATCAGGATTAACCCGATATTTTCTCTCGCCTATTAGTTTATTCATTGCTAAAACTCTGTCTTTAATGGCAGGGTTCGCAGCATTAACCATTACTATAAATCCTGCTTGCTTGAGCAACGCTATATCGCTTTCACTAGCATTTTGTGACTTGCGATTGTTACCACTTGCGTCAGGATAAATGAAAATTTTATGCCCTGTGTATCTTGATTTAAGTAATTGTATCATTGCTGGCGTATCAAAAACACCTGTCAATTCATCTACAGCGTGTGGTTCATCATTACGCAATACATGAATGACGGATGCCATCTTGGTTACGTTGAAGTCTAATCCTATGTGCAGTGGCTCGCCTTGCTTGACCGTTTCACTTGTTGCATTTAGTTCTCTGTCAAATTCCGCATATACACTTCCAGCCGTTAAATTGACAAACTCGCCTTCTAAATAAGCCTGCAATAGATTAGATGGATATGAATTTTGTAGGTTTTCAATATATCCGCTTGGTAGATTTGACGCATTATCCATTGTCTTTGCCCTATACAATGTATAGCCTTCGACAGGATTACGAACCCATCTATCATAAACAAATCTAAATCCCTCTGGTGTCGTTACGACCGCAACTGTATTGTCCATGCTGCATTTTTGACGATTGCGTGCAATAACTTTATTCCAAACGTCACGGGCTTTTTCGATTGGAAGCGTATCTAATTCGTCAAGGATGCTATGAGCAACCTCATATCCGACAATCCTGTGCGGATGTTCCATCGTTCTAAAGATTATTTTCCCAGCATTAGGGAATTCAATATAGGCTGATTGTTTATTTAATTTATAAGCCCAGCCATTACGGTCAAGCAAATCAGGAAAGCGTTGAAAGGCAATATCCTCAACAAGTGGATATGTCGGAAGGTAATATGCAATGTTGCAATCACGGAATATGGATTTTAATGCTAATGCTCTTGCGATACCTGCTGCTGTTTTTCCACTACCAAATCCACCAACGAACGCAGGGAATTTTTCCCTTGATGTGACAAAGGCTCGCTGAATTTCGCTTAATGGCATTACACAAACTCGTCAAGACTTGCTACTGGCAACTCTCTTGTTGATATGTCTGCAACAATTTCTTGCTTTTCAGTATAGCCATGCTTTGTAAGCAATAGTTTCGTAATAGTGGGATTTAGTAGCCCACGCAATGAACCATTGATAAGTCTATTTTCTTGTAAAGATAATATTCCCTCAACAATGTCCGAAAATTCCTCATTCTTTGAAGCATAGTCATAAATTGTGCTGCGTCTTTTCCCTACATAACAAGCCAATCCAGCGACATTAGGAATAACATCCCCAATGTTTTCCCATCCGCCCATAAGATATTCTTTTGCTTTCTCTAAGCTATCAAATAATTCATTAGGTCTGCCTACTGGATTTTTAATATCTGTCATTTAACCTCACCGTTTCTGATTTTTGCTCGCTTATCTCTATGCCGCTTATTATTTGCCTCACGACATTCATCGCATCTACATTTATGAAACTCATATCCTTGCCGAGTTCCGTGCTTCCATGTTCTTATAATTGGAGTAAATGCCTTATCTATCTCCATCTTGTATTTAACAATGCGTCTTTGCAATGTATTGGGATTTATTCCAAGTTCATTAGCCCATTGAGTCAGAGTTTGAGTTTTTCCGTTAAATAAAATTCTATGATTGCGTCTTTGATTATTTAATTGTTCGCTTATGGTTGACCATTTGCAATTATCTGGGGAATAATTCCCATTTGTATCAATTCTGTCTAGGCTTTTATCAATTTCAAAGCCATTATGCAACGCCCATTCTATGAAATTATATCGACCAGACTCTTTATCTATCCAATCATCACAAACTTTTATTCCTCTACCGCCATAATGTATAAATGAATTATTTTTCTCATTTACGCATCTATCAATCATGTTCTTATGTGCTAGTCGTAATTTCTTTTCCAGTTTGCTCATCTTGCCACTCCCCTTCCACTCGCCTGATATGAGTTACTTGTGCATCTGTTGCACCATCTGTTTCAAGTAACCGCTTCATAACAAGTGTAGCATATCCAGCAATATCACGAAAGTTCTCTGCATAGTCAGCATCACCGTTAATGATGCGACCAATCTTGTGGCAAATCATGTCGAGTGCTTCTTGTTGGTCATTTGCTAATCGTTTTTTGCGACTGCCCAGATGATATGCAATAACGAGTTTAAGTTCTTGCGTAATATCAGCATGACCAGTGAATGAACCATAGCGACTGCCACGTTCATCAAGCGTTGAATTTACATCTGTCATTTTTTACCCGCCTTTTTCTTTGCTTCTTTAGCGATTGAATATGCAATAGCGACTGCCTGCTTCGGGTCTTTGCCTGCTTTGATTTCAGTTTCGATGTTCTTTTTGATTGTTTTAGGTGAGTAACCTTTTTTAAGTGGCATTTTCCATATCTCCCATGTCCTCATTTTCGTAATCTTTGCGTTCCCATACAGAGCAAAGCCTTGATGTGTGGCAAATAAATTCTAACCGATGGCAATATCCACGTTGCACTTGTCCATCAAATAAATCAAACTCATTGAGTGGGATTGCTTCCATTGCTTGCATCATTTCTGGCGTGTTGTCGTAATATTCACAATTTGCGCAACGAATACGCTTAACTTCTGGCGTAGTGACACGAAACATTTTAGCCATCTTTGCCCAAAATGGTTCATTAGCTGCCATTGGGTTGACTGCGCCTAGATGGTAATAATCAATCGCAATTTGTGTGTTTGTTTTTATTTGTGCGTCAGATGGAATAACTGGAATTGGATATTGGTTCATAGCTTCCTCATGTTTATGTGCTTTTCACATCGCTAAGTAGCACGGACTCGCAGTATCTCGTCAGGACTAGCGCAACTGGTTACGCTGATGTGTCATTCTAACAGTTTCGCAAGCTGGTTAAATGATGTTTAATATTATAACCCATTATTTAGAGTGTCAATATATCAGTAAGTGTCTGACCAAGTTATATTATTTTCTGCGCCATAATACAAAAGCCATTCGACAAATCCACTCATGACGTAAATAGGAAAATCACGCGTCTGGTTTCCCAAAGCAACCAATGTTTGACCGTCTAGGCTTGGCATGAGTTTAAATTCGTTGCGCTTCCAATAGTCGGATAACTTAGGCACGTCATTTTGAATACAGTCCGTTCTGAATTGCGCAACGCACAGACGCTTCCAATCATCCGCGCTTAATACTTTGTTCAAATGTGTGGATTGCTTCGCTATATCGCCCAGCATTGCGTGAATTTTGGCATTCTGGTCGAGAGTTCTCTTGTCGTATTCGTCAATTTTGACGTAGTAATCTTTCGTGAAGTCTAATTCTGCTATTTTTGCGAATAAATAAGGCTTGTTGCGTTCGTTAAGGTGAAATTTTAAAACCATAATAATGACCCGCCACTGACTGCATTTTTAAATTTCTTTTTGATTGCTGGAGTCCAGCGTGTGTAATGTTGCTCACGCTTAATCTGATTAAACTTTGCTTCGTTATATATCCTGCCGTTTTTAGGTGGAATGATGTCTGTATAACCCATCATTTGCTTTAGGAATGGTGTTGTTGGTGCTTCTACCTTTTTCGGCAAGTAAGCGTACTGCTCAATAATGTTTTCGCTATCTTGAATGAATATATATTCCTGCGATGAACCATTACCGTCATGTCTTGCTACACGTTCACCAAGTTTTATCTGTTCTAGTTTCACCAAGAATTCAGCATGATGCAATACAGACGAATAACTTGTATTGATAAACCCAGCAATATCAGCAATGGTCTTGTGTCCTCTTTGTATTGCAAGTAATACATTTGCCCTGACCTTTAATGACTCTGCGCGATACTTTCTCACAATAAACCCTTAGTTTTTAATATCTCTCTAGTCTTATCCATGCCTTTTTCGAATATTTCATCGACATATTCTTTAGGAACGTAATCTGGTCGCTTTTCGTGTCCGTCATAAATGGCGTGGCAGCGATAGCAGGCATAAGCACCAAATTCATCTTTTGCTTTCAATCCCATGCCCTTGCCATGTTTAGACTTATTCGAGTGCGCAAATACCACAGTTTCAGGATTGTGATAGTTAATCCAGTAAAATCTTACTTGGCACTGCTCGCCTCTTGCGCTTTTTGTAATCGCAGACATTCTATCGCCTCGCCCTTAGTTTCAAAGTGTCCTAAACATTCAGCATTGTCATATCGACCATTCACTAAATGCCACAGTGAATATTTGTATTTGACGCTTTCCGCATAGGTTAATGTGTAATTCCCCCACTTATAGCACCAATTATTTACTTTTTGCCAGTTCACTTAATTTGTACTCTTTAATAGTACCGCCTGTCATGGTGTCACGCTTCATTGCGTGTTCAACAGCTTCTTTTGCAGACTTACCACAATCCATCGCTGAAAGCGCATAAGCATCGCCACTACCAATTGAATAATTGTTTTTTAGATTAAGTTTGCGCTTCCAAAATCCGTTGTAAGTACAGATTGCAGCCTTATATAGCTTTTTGTCATCGTAAACAAACGCAGCCGTTTCGTTTCCTTTTGTAGGTTTTGCGCCAGTGAGATAGCAGTCGATAAAGTTATCGAAGTCGCAAATAGTTCCGCTTAGGAAAAAATAAACGCCATCCACTTCGACCATTTTGTCAAAGTTATCCTCTGTAATCTCATAACCGCTTGTTGCTCTGCCATCACAGGCGATAATTCCATCTTTATAGGCGATTGTAGTCATTGCATCCTCACATTGTTTTTCGTAAGCCCAATGACTTCATAATATCATCAAGTTTTGCTTTATTTCGAGCTTTTTCCGCAGGTGTGAATTTGCGACCTAGTGCAGTGAATTCCATGTGAACCTTTTGCGATTTACACAATTCTATGATGTCTGCTGGTGTTGGTTGTCGTCTATTTTCGTCTGTCCACTTATCAAAAGCACGCGTCACTTGCGAAAATTCAAATCTCTCAAGTTTCGCCCACCATATCGTCACCGCTTCTTTAGATAACGCAGGGCAGCGATATAATTCCATTAAAACGTTGAGTGCGTTCCAAAACGCTTGTTTTTCTCTATCAATCATTATCTGCCCCTAATGAAATAATTGGCTGTATCACGATTTCAGGATTTATTGTTTGACCGCCACCATTTACGAACCATTCTCGGTCTGCATCACGTTGTGCTGATTTAGATTGTTTAGGTTGCCAATCCCAGTCTGCTTTGAACGACCCCCATCCACGTTCTACTGCAATAGTTATTGCTTGTATTGTAGTAAGTCCCGCTTTTAATGCTTCACGTTCTAATCCATTGAAAACTGTCTGCGTTACATTGCCTAATCTTTTAGCTTTTCTAATCACCATAAAATCAGCAAGCAATTCCGCAGGAATTTGCGGTATGTATTTATTGGTTAATGGTTTATGGTTGTTGGTTATTGGTTCTTGGTTTGGTGACGTTTCGTGTACGTTTTGTGAACGTTCCGTTATTTTTTGTTTACGTTTCGCTTCTCTTTCAATAGCAATCGTTTTGTTTTTATCTGATTTAGCATGATATTCCAATAATTCTTGAAGTATCCTATCTTGTATATATTGACCTTCTTTATCCAAATTAAAAAATCTATTTAATACAAATTTGACAGCTTCTATTTCAGCATCTGTAGATGCCCAAGTCCATTCTAATGCTTGTTCTAATGTTGGGAATTGTTCACGGTCATAACACGAGTCTATAAGAAGCGTGTACGCACCGTGTTGCAACATAGATAAACGACCAGCTTTTTTAGCATAATCGCCTAAATTCCTTTTGTAATAATGCATAACTTTACCCATAAAAAAAGGGCTACACCTACGCACTCATCTTTTTAGGATGTTGGTGGAACGGTATTAGTAACCGTCAGTGCGTATGTGTAACCCCACTAATTTAATTGCCACCAAGCAACTTAACTACATTATAACATTAAACGTCTTTCAGGTACTCAATAATGACCGATTGTGCATCATCAAATCCAAAGCATACATAAGCGGCATAACCTTGCGATATTGCCTGCTCGATAAAGTATTTTTGCTGGTCTGTCACTTTACCTTTAGCCTGCTTCATCTCAATGAATAGCCCATGAAAATGCTTATTAGGCTTCATTAAGAATAAATCGCTAACGCCAGCCGTCAATCCTTCTGCTCTCATATAATTAGCTAGTCCTACGCTTCGTCTTGCTGCATTAGGAATAGAAAACATCAACAGTTTAGGGAATTGCATCCTAAACCAACGAATAAGTGCTACCTGTTCATCATGCTCACTCATTTTTATGCAATTCCAATAATAATAATCGTTCTATCCATTTCGACCCGCCCATCATTCTAAAAGCATAGTGTAAGTTTTCAGGCAACGTGATTTTAAATTGCTTTGTCTTATATGGCAGTTTTGGTCTGCCAGCACCGTTACGTTTACCACCGCGTGTAGTTTTCATTCTAGTAAACGATATTCCATCCAAGCATGAAAACTCTTGCGATAAACGCTGCCAATAATCCAAGAATGAATGTCCAAGCAACACTCAAAACAAGCTGATAAATAAATTTAGTCATTTACTTTTCCAATCGTAACTGTGGTTGTTTTACCTTTAGTAACTTCTATTGTACATCCGCGACCTTGTTCAACTAACACTGTGACGTACATTCCTGTGATAAATGAAAATACGCAGCAAGCTATTAAGAATTTATCCATTATTCTATCCCATGTGCTTTTTCTACATGCCTTACAAAATCACCAATTGTCATCGTTCCAAAATGGTAATCTTCAATAAGTTCGCCAACTACATCATCACTTAATGGCTGTGCTGTATGGGTTTTAATGTTCATTCCCCATTTAACTAATGTTCTAGCAGTATCAACCATTGATGATATTTCTTGCCAGTAAGAATATGGCATAGGGTTATCAATATCAAAATGCGTAACTAGATAAGCACCTTTTTCAGTCGTTATCTTGTAAAGGTTATTCCATCCGCAAGGATAAGGACACGCCACAGGCTCTTGCTCTTGGCTAACCATGTTTTGCGAATTGTCCGTGCAATTTTTCTCGTTCATTTCTAATCGCCTTTTCTGCATCATCAATGTTTTTAAATGAGCCAATGTGTTTGTTTACACCATTAACTTTAATTCTTGCATGCCAACTCTTATTTTGCTTATTCCAATAAACGCCTTTAACGCCTGATTTGTTATTAGAGTTTAATTTTCTATTATGGTTATTTTGTTGCAATGTTGATTCACGCAAGTTAGCAATGCGATTATCTGTTCTAACTCCGTTGATATGGTCAATCATGTTTTTAGGAAACTCACCATATACATACATCCAAGCAAGTCTGTGAGATAGATAAGACACATAATCAATTGCTATCAATTCATAACCATCATTATGTTTTCTGCCAGCACGAGTATTTTTTACTTTAGGCGCAGCATTGTCAGTCCATGTAAAGATACCTGTTTCAGAATCATAGTGAAGCAAATCTTTAAGTATTGCTTGTGTTAATATCATTTTTTATTTCCTGTTCTAATGCTTCTTTGCAAGCGTTGATAACTTCATCTGCACCTTCTCTCAAGTCTTTAGCGCAGGTTTCATCGTTATATACTTCAACTGCCCAACCAATCGCCATCTTTAATGCTTCTTTACAGGCTTGGATTGCTTTAGTAAATTGTTCATCTTGGTCATAAGCAACGATAACAATTTCCAACGCTTCAATCGCCATCTTCAATGCTTCAGTTTGTTTGTTCATTTGTAATCAACCTCTAACTTAGTTCCAGCAATGTAATTGCTCTTTTCGTTTTGCATAATGTAAAGGCTTAATGTCATTGGCACATTTACTACTAGACGCTTATCGCCAGTGATTGCTGCCTTTAACGCATCTAAAACGCCAAGCCATCCTGTGCGGTGAACGTTGACGTGCCGCGTTTCAATTAGCTTTTGCCATTGACTCATATCAAATCATCCTATGAATAGTTAAATTGCCTGTTCTAGTGATAATCCCGCTGTCAATCATGCGTGAATGTTTGTTTAATGTTGGCGAGTGTTCCTCACGCATATTCTTTTTAAGACCAAGTGACATTGCTTTTTGTTTGATGGAGTCGTAAGTTCTAAAAGGCAATAAACTTTGCATCTTATAGTTTGTTGACTCTGAATAATTACTAAGCAAAATATCAATTTCTTGCCTAGTCCAGTGATTTATTTTGCCCATATATTTGCCCTCAAAAAGATTGGCTACTCACACGCCTAAATTTTTATATCTCGTAAGAATAAAATCGTGCTTTCGCCCGTGTTTATAGTGTTATCGCATCACTTAGTTAAAAGGTATGTTATCCTCAAACGCATCAAAATCAGGCGCATCTGCTGGCGGTGTGCTTTCTTTCGGTGCTGATTGTTGTTGCTGTTCCTGCGCCCTATCTAACAGGCGTAATTCATCCGCAACGATTTGAAACGACACTTTGTCCACACCTTGTTTGTCCGTGTATTCTTGGCTCTGAATTGAACCACTTACATAGACGCTGCGACCTTTCTTGACGTATGCTTCAACAATCTCTGCAAGTTTGCGATAACAAACAATACGATGCCATTCTGTCCGTTCTTGCTTTTGTCCTTGCTTATCTTTCCATTGGTCTGTGGTTGCAATGCTAAAGTTAGCCACTGCTTCACCGTTAGGCATATATCTAATTTCAGGGTCGTTCCCCAAATTGCCAATCAAGATAACCTTATTTACTGATGCCATTATTTAATCTCCAATCGTTCTGCTTGTTCTAAATGTGCGCCTGCCACTTCATTTCCAGCCTTAATTTCGTCTGCGATAGCCTTTTTATCAGGATATGGCTCTGGTGCTTCGGGATAGACATAAAGATTGCTAGGGATAAGCCCAGCATTGTCAATAATCACCGCAGGCGGGTTTTTCTTAATCGTTAATGCAAAATATGGCGACTCGATTTTTGTAATGCCACAAGCCTGCATATTCTCTTTAAGATATTGCTTCATTGCTTCGACTTTCTTTTCCAAAGCCTTGCGTCTATCTGCCATGTCTTTTTCGGCTTGTTTAATAGCATCTGCCGTAACTTCTACATTGCGGATAAACATGGCGACATTAACAGCTTTGACTTCTAAATCGCCAGCCAATCCCTCTAGCGTGTCTTTAATAGTCTGTTCATCAAAATCAGACGCTAATAATTTAGTCTGCGCTTGCTGGTATTCATTGCTTAATTCATATAGCGATGTCATTTTTAGCCCTTTCTTGGCATTGGTCTTGCTAAACAATATTTATGTCCCATTGATGCGATTACTTGTCTTACAGCCTGCTCACGTTTATCAATCTCTGCTTGTGTAGGCGGTGGCATTTTATAAAAGTGCTTCATGATAAGTGTTGTCATATTAAGCCTCGATTAGTTTATAGTTAGCAACGATACAATCCTCGCCATATCTATTTTTGACTGTGACACGACCAGTAATAATGTTATGACCCATTTTCCGAAGTTTAAACACGCACGCTGATAGTCTGTAAATGCCTAAATCAAACCACGCTTCCATTGGTGTCACTGTACGTTTTGCTTCCAAGTAATCAAGCAGTCGGAGTGTCTGTTTTTTCATCTTGTTTGCCCTTGTTTTCGATAGATAAGTTTAGCTTTTTCATCACGCCATCAAAAAGCTGTGTTGGCATCATGTTAAGTGATGCAATATTACACGTCTTGCAAATCTGCTCTGCACTTACGCCTGCATTGTCGGCAGTTGTTTGCACAGTTTTAACTTGCTCTGGCGTTATGTAAACGATGGTTGGTTTAGATGCGACTTCATGTGTTTGTGAGTCCGCATCATTATCACCTTCGGTTGGGATTGCAAATGCTTGCAAGCACGCATATTTATAGGCAGCAGACATGGCTTTATTTGTAGATTTGTCACTACTATCCATCGCTTCGCCAAATGTTTTAACTGTGTGCATACTTCCATCGTCAGCGCATACAAAATCAAACTCAACTTCAACAGACGTATAAAATAATGCGCCACCAGCTTTTGATTGACGTTCGACACATTCTCTTGAAATAACACGCGGCAATATACATAAACCGTGTTCTGCAAGTAATGGTGAAACTACGTTGTAAATGTCATCAATGCCACGAAAGTTATATCCACTGCCCTGTGTATTCCTGCGACCTTTGCTAATGCCAGCTTTTGCTAGGTCTGCCTGAACTTTATTGATTGCTTTATATACACTCATTTTTCACCCCATATAAATTCGCCAGCGACCATTACAGCTAAAATTACGATTGCTATTGGCACATAAATTAAATTTTCCATTATTCGCCCTTATAAATTAAAAAGTTATGGATAAGTTGCTCTGCGTTGCCCCAAGTAAATGAACCGACTTCATCATCAAACTGAACGTTTATTCTGTCGCCTTTCATCCACAAGTCTGTGATTTTGCCAGTGTAAATCTTGGCAGGATTATCTTCGTCAACGATGTCAAATTTCATGCCAAGTTTAAGGTCTTTAAACTTCATTTTGCACCGCCAATCTGTCAATGGCTTGCTCTTTAAGATTGTTTTTGATTGTTTCGTCAACGATGTCAGTGATGTCTTGCTCACTGTCTGTTGCAAAGATACCTTCTAAGGTATTATTTTGAGTGTCGATGCACACGTCTAAAACGAGTTCACCGTGTTTGATTACTGCATATTTATATCTCATGTTTTGGCTCTTTCGTAATTAAATAACAGCTAAACTTACGCTGTGCAACCAATATAATTCATCTGATTATGAATTGCAAGCACTTTTAATCAAAATAATGTAAAAAAGTTAAATATTATGGAAAATAACAACAAATCAAACACTTGTGATGCTACAAGTAAGCCATTAAAGTCAGATAATGACGTTCTATGCCCCATTTGCGGTGAGAATTTAGCGTGTGTGCAGGAATGTAATCGGGCGCAATGCCCTATTCAGGATGAACGCCCAAACTTGGAATGGTAGTTGACAGAATAATTGGAAAGCATAATAATCAAATTGCTTTCTCCTTTTTGAGCCGTATTCTTAATTGATGCGGCTCTTTTTTTGCCTGTTAAATCGCATTTTCAACAAAAAACTGGTAAAAATCGTTAATCGTGGTTTACATTTTGTCGTTTTAGTAAACTATGAGTTAACTTATAAGTTAATTTTTAAACTAAATGTCGGCACATATATGTTACTACCGACTATTTAAGCATATCAGAGTTAATCGTAATCCTGCTCACTTCGCCAAAACGCTTGTCATACGTTATCACTTTAGCATCACGACCAGAAAGCCACCCACCGCGTGCAGCGTAGGCGTCAGGCGCAGCTAAAGTTCGATGTTGCTCTACTACCATCAAATTGTTTTCTTTTACGTCTATCGAGTGCAAATGCCCTAAATGCGCATAAGCATATTTCGTGCGACCAAACATTTCACGGAATTGTGCAGCAAAAACTTCGCTTACATTGTTGACGTTGCGTTTGTGTCCATGATGGAAAAATAATGCCGTATTGCCAAACTCATAAGCATTATAAGGGCTTGGGCTGGTATCGACGGTCACTCGTGGTTCATTCTCATAAAAAACATTGAACCATTCACGAAGCCAAATCTGTGATACAGGGTCGTGATTGGCATCTAACATAAGCACATGAACGTGTTGGTGCTTTTGCAGCAACATATCAATGACTGTACGCAATATGCGAATAGCTGAACGCACAACTTTTGCGAAACGCGTATCAACGTCTAATAAGTGTTTTGATGCTGGAGTGACGGCATCCATGCCATCAAAGTGTAGAAAGTCTGATAATTGTGCGAATATTGCTGTGTTAGCGTCGGGCGATTGATGGATAGATTGACCAAACCATCTAATAATTAAATCCTCTGCTATTTTTAAATCCCAGTCTGCGCCAGTTTCCTCTTGCCAACTAAGCATCCCATAATGATAATCAGTAATAACATAGCAGTTAAGTAGATTGTCGTTGCCTAGTGGCGGTGGACTGATAAGCGATACTCTAGGAATGTCCTCTTTTAATGCCTCGATTGTTTCAAGCATTACCGCTTGCAGTTTATTATCATCGACCTTAGTTTTCAGCCATTGCCCGCGCAGCTTGCCGTCTTTGTCGTAGTAATTTGAATATCCACGCACGACAAATGGACTGGGTGCGACTTTGTTTAAGTCATGTTCGGGTGAATAGCCTTGAAGTGCTGCACGCTTCTTGATTTTATCAATGGTGCATTGGATTGTGCCTGCGTGTACGCCTAAAGCACTAGCGGCTTTTCTTAACGAACCGTGTTCTAGCAAAGCATCTAAATGCTCACGCTGGCGTTCAGTAGCACAGAATTGCTTTAAGCCTTCATTCATTATAATTCTCTAGTTCTAGGATATATGCGCCAAGTTTGACTGCATTGGCTTTATCTAGGCATATCCCGCCATTGTTAGGCTGGATGATTAGAGTCGGCTTTGTCGGCTTTGGTTTGACTTGATGTGTCTGACACGCCATCAAAATGATGCACATAAAAGTCAAAAGGGTCGTTTTCCAGCTTGTCGCGTTCATCTTGCGCCCTCTTATCCTGTATTTTTTTAAGATAAACTTGGATAAGGTTTAACACCCTATCCAAGAATGAAACAATGCTTATCATTTTTTGTCGGCAGTAAATACGCCAATTAGACCGATAATGGATAAACCTGTAGCCACAATTGCATCTTTTTGTTCAGGTGATAGCGCAACACCTAAACCAGTTAAGATTGCCACTAATCCGCGCCATGATGATGGTTCTTTACCACGAGCTAATAAAAAGTCTTTCATGATTACTCCTTTGTTAAAATTACGCTTCGTTAGTACTAATTTTTGCGTTCAAATCTAAAATTGGTAATGTGTAGTCATTAGGGAGTGGATTGTTAGGCGGGAAGCGATAACCTGAAACTCTCCCAATAGGAAAAGCAGCGATTGATACGCTATCGCCCTGATTGCCACCAAGCACAAGCAAGTTATGCTTTTTATCCTGACCAATGACTAATCCAACATGACCGCCACCAACTCTGTCAAATACAACTACGCATCCAACACATGGTCTATTTAGCCCCTGCCCCCACTTTAACCAATCTTTAGCGCGATAATATGTCTTAGGTGTAGGAATGCCACAACTATCAAAAACAAAACGCATAAATGCGCCACACCACGCGACAAGACTATCATCTGACCCTAACCATTTGTCTTTAAGTGACCAAAGTTTAACAATCCATTCATTTGATGCAGAGCCTTTGACTTCTTTTTGCCCAATATGCTTACGTGCCTCATCTAACCATTTCATGCTGATACCTATTTATGCAATAAAGCATTAACAATAAAGCCAACGAAACCGCCAACACTAGAAGCGATAGTCATTCCCATCCAAAATCCACCTTTTGATTTATTGGCAAGTTCTAGCAATTCTTTGATGTCTTTTTCCAAAGTATCTATCTTTGATTCCATGATATTTACTTTCGCAATAATCATTCCATACTGCACCAAATCAATATCCTTGCCTGCTTCTTTGTCACTCATGGCTTATCCAATCATTTAAAATCAGATTTTTTGAAGCCAAAAGCCTCAATCGTTGTTAAATCCTCTACATCATCCCAGATTGGCTCTAGTTTATCGCCAGCATAATCAGGTTGATTGTAGTTTTCAGGATATGTCTGAATGTCTTGCTTGCGCGTCATTGAGCCTTTTAGTTTTTCCATAAACTCTTTATGTGCTTCAGTTCCTTCAAGCGCATCTAAATCGGCTCTAGTATTGATAACAACTTTAGATGATGACATTGTATTTTTTCCTTATCCAGTTATATAGGTTATTTGTATTTGCCCATCTAGCATGACCAGCCCATGCAGCAGCAAATTTATCTAAATCAAGCAACTTGTTATGCGTTATGTAATATTTTATCTTACGTTTAGCTCTCGTAACACTATCTTTTCTAAGTAGCTTATGTGTTTTCCATATTCGATATCCAAGAAAGTTAATGCCATTGCTTGTTTTTCCGCAGTGCCATTTGCTTATTTTTAACTTTAAATTACTTTCCGAAAATTCTTTAATCTTTGAAAAATAATCTAATAGCCTATTTTTATCGTTATCTAGGATGACAACATCATCCATGTATCTTGCCCATTGTTTACATTTTAGTTCATGCTGGATAAACATATCCAACTTAGAGCCGTAAACATTTGCAAATAATTGGCTAGTTAAACTTCCAATTGGTATTCCAACTTCATTAGGCTTAATAATCTCTTTAATTATCTTTAATGTTCTCTCGCAGGTTATCTTTTTATCAACCATCTCAAGCAATATATTGTGGTCAACGCTTGGAAAAAACTTACTAAAATCTGTTTTCAAATAAAACTTTGGCGCATTTTCTTTTCTTAACTGCGCTTGTATGTATTTAACGCCAGCATGAGTGCCAAGTCCTTTTCTACACGCAAACGTGCTAGGCAAAAATGTTGCTTCAAAAATAGGCTCTATAATTGCCACTACAGCGTGCTGCACTAATCTATCTTTAAAGTCTAATGCTGAAATCAATCTTGGCTTTGGTTCGTAAATAACAAATTCACGATAACCGCCAATCTTATATTCCCCGCTAGCCATCTCTTTAGCAAGCAAATCTAAATTGATTTGCTTATATTCTTTAAATTCTAAATATCCCCATGTCATTCGCTTTGCATTAGACGTGCGCTTATAAGCTAATTCCATGTTTTCCTTACTGACGATTTTATCAATAAGGTTATTGTAACTATTCATGCTATTAGCCCCGTTCTCTTACGATACTAAGGGCATCATAGACCAAGCAAAGTATTTGCCGAAGCAGGAAAAGACGGCTGACCATAACTTACTTAAAGGTCTGCACATAAAGCCGTAGCCGTTATGTAGCAATAAATTATTATCGTCACACGCGAAGCGCGAGCCAATGTTGTTATTCGAGTTAGATGCAGCATTGTTCCAATTCGAGCAACGCGACCCGCAGTTAGCACCATTGTTCCAGTTGCCGCCCAAGATGCCAGCTTCTTTACCCATCTTTTCCTTTGCGTTTAGCAACCCAAGCACCGAGCATATTGCCAACTTCAGAAAGTATCACTAAAGCTACTTGATGTTGATGACTAGATATGCCACGAATGCTGGGCATTACTAAAAAACGCAACCAAAATCGCAAGTGCGCCAATCCTGCATCTGCGACATATATTTTGCTAACTTGGTTAGACTTTCCTGCTTCGTAAAACAGTCCAGCCTGACCAAATAGTGCATTTAAAAACATATCTCTAGCTACACCATGTTTTCTTGGCAATGATTGAGCAATGGGATACATATAATTGATAAATCTTTCATACTTTTCCATGATTGCCATTTGGTCATAGCTAGTCGATACATCCTTAATAACTTCCATTTTCGCCCTTCAAGATGGCTTTCGCCATCTCTAATCAAGTTGCAAGTGGTCACACGCGAAGCGCGAGCCAATGACGCTATCCGAGCTAGATGCAGCATTGTTCCAACCCGAGCAACGCGACCCGCAGTTAGCACCATCGCCCCAGGGGCCGCCCAAGAGGCCAGCATTAGGCGCATTATATTCCGAACCGCGACCTTCAGTATTTGCATTCCATGATGCTGCCGCATAAGGTCCAGCTCTATCATCTGCCCATATCCACATACAGCCTGATGCTTGGATAAT